GGCTGACCCCTTAATGAAGCAAGCCTTTTACGATTTCTGTCTTGCTCATCAAGGAACCGCTCCATTGTCTGAAAGTCGCCAATACCGGCTTCCTCGGCGCTTGCATCAAGCGAATCGAGTTGCCCAAGTAGATCATCGAGCCCCGACTGAAGACCATCGACTTTCAATTTCGCCTTAGAATCAGTGAGGACGGAGCCAGCGGGGCCAGAGCCAAGACCGCGACCCTGACCAGGGGTAAGGCCCACCTTAGCTTCCTCGATCTCCCGCCGAGCCGACGCAATACTCTCTTCGATAGCAGCCCTATTGGAAGTATAGACACGAACTTCGGGGGCCAATTTGTCGGTTTCAAACACATCGATGCCTGCACCGTATACGGAGACGGCGTTCTGCTCCAGGCTATCGTCGCGGTCCTCTTCTATGTCGTCACGGACAATTCTACCCTGTGCCCGACTCTCCACAAAATCGGTAATGGTGTCGGTGTCAGACATAAACGCCATTACCTCGTTTTCCGAGAAACTCTGCTCCTCGCCATCAGCGCCAGTGAATGTGATAGTGCCATCTTCGTACCGCACCCCCTGGACATCGATACCGAAAGACGTTTCAGCCACCCCCATCAGAGAGCCACGGAACATAGAATTCTGCATAGCGTCGCCGAAATCATCGCCAGCCGCTGCCAAACCCCTCGCAAAGAAGCCCTGAACGTCCTCAATTTTTTCTTGATAAGCCTTGCGGACCTTGGCCGAATTTTCCGCATTGGTGCCCTGGATATCACCAGCCTCAGTACGCTCGGCAACGCGAGCACCAGACTGATTGATGCGGGCTGTCGCAGCATTGGCGTCACCCCGCGCGTTAGCCGAGCGCGTACGCGCCTGCTGAGTCAGCACCCCCTCCTCCGCTTTCGACGCGTCAGCCACGCCCTCCACCTTGGTAAAGGGTTCCAGATACTCAGCGACTCTCGCCTTGACCTCCAGGTCCCGATTCTGCGCCCGCTGCCCAGTATTAGTCAGCCTACGACCTTCGTTAACAAGCCCGGCACCCTCGACCTTGAGATCGTGGAGCTGGGACCGGCGGTTCTCGTTGCGGACCGCGACAAACGTATCGACCGCAGAGGCTAAACCGTTAGCAAGAGGCATGGAAACTCCTTAATAAATCATGGCGCCAACAGTGGCTAAGGTACTGATTGTTGACGTCGTATTCTGGGCATCTTGCGCATCGGCAGCGGCCTCCGCTCGATTAAAAGCGTTCTGGCGGTTTTGCTCATTGATAGCCGCATCAGTTAAGCCAGATGTAGCACTGGAGCTAAGGTTGTTGCCGATATTCAACAGCGAGCTGCGCAAGTTATAGTCGCGGTCCTGATCAATTTGCCTACCGGCATTCGTACCGCTAATATCGGCAAGCGTCGTAGCGTTGTTTGTCTGGCGGTTTTCAGCACTCTGCTGGCCAGAAGACAATGACGTACCGTAACGGCTACGCATGCGCTCAAGGGCGGCGCGAGAGCGACCGGCATCGGCTTGAGCGCCGCCTTCCGAAAACGCATCGCGGTTACCAAGTGAGCTAATCAGTTGGTTCTCCCGCGGTACAAACTCGTTCATGTACCGCTCGAACTGTTCGCGAGTAACCTGTGCGCCAAGCTTTTTCGCATCCTCGTCAGACATGTCGGTACGAAGCTTGAACTCCCCGTCCTCTGACGTAATTCCAGAAGGCGTAATGTCAGAGCCCTCGAGCATTTTCCTGAGATCCAGAAGCTCTTGCTTCTCCGCCTCGCTCATAAAACTGCCGCTTTGTAGCTTAGCCTCGAGCTCGTTAGCAGCCTGACCGGCGCTACCACCAGCACGACTGGAGCCGGGGCCTACCGGACCATTGCCAACCCTGCCGCCAAACCCGCCACTGTATCCGCCGACCTCGCCGCCAAAGCCGCCGCCATAACCGCCGGTATCAACTTCACTAGCAAAACCCATAACCTACTCCCGTAGCAGACCGCTGAAGTCAGTCAGCGTGGTGCTCAAGTCGACGACCTCAACATCAGAGGGGTCCTGGTCCAGACTGTCAGCATACACAGCCGCCCCGGCGCCGGCCAGCGAACCTAACGATTTCGCCCTGGCACTGCTGCGTGCGGTATCAACCTTGAGCTTGTTCTGCATCTCGGCAATGGCAGTGTTAGCCCCAGACTGCGCGAGGCTAGAAAGCGAACTTTGCGTATCGGTAGCAATCTTGCGACCAATACCGATAGCGCCCGCCATGCGCTTGTCGCGTTCAGATCGTTCAGCGCCGACGGCGCTTACGCCGGAAGAGGTCAAGGCGCCGCCAACCGCACCAGCCGAGCGGCTAACACCACCTGTAAAGGCAGCAGCCTGAAGTGACCCAGTACCAGCACGGAACACAGAAGAATTGCCCTGGGCCTCTGCACGATCGCTAAAATCCCTGGCGGAATCCGACAGTTGTTGCTCCTCGATAGGCTGAAACTGCTGCTTGTAATGACTCCACTCGGCTGCGGACGCTGCCAACTGCGTCTTTTCGCTGATGGACATCTCCGGCTTTTTGGGTGTAGGACTATCCATAACTGAGCTCCTTAGAGAAAGTGATCGTTTCCGGAACGTAGCCGTACTTGGCCAGCCTGCGCTGCCAAGCAGGACGAGCCGTGGTGAAATCGACTCCAGAGCAACCATTCTCGGCAGCGATAAGGTCTACCTCGGCATCGACCTCGCCCCCAATATCAGGGGTACCCGGACGAAGGTAAAGCATCCATATAAAAAGCCGATGGCTACCAAGAATCCCAACATTGACACAAGACGTTAAAAAGCCGACGACCTCCTCGTCTACGCGAATGAGGTACAAATCGACGTCCTTATTGACGACAGCAGTGAAGACGTCAGCACCGATCGCGATACGCTTGTTACGACGCGCCTCAATCGCTTCTACGCCCTCGTCAATCAGACCGAACCACTCGCGAAGGGACTCACGTGTTTCGACCAAAATAAAGTCAGATACCGCCATACGCAACCTTCCGATGAATTGGCTGATTGTACTGGTTGCCCTGCCGACGTGCATCGCGCAACGCATCCTGGTAAAAGCTCATCGCATCGCTCGCCCCTCGACGATCACGCCACTCGACACTTGGCATGGACAACAGCTTAGCGACCGCCAACGACTGGACCATTTCAAGGTAGGGTTCAAGCTCATCAGGGAGAATAGACGCCCCCATGACGGGGACCAAAGACATGTGGGCCACTAGGCCCATAACCGTGGTTTCGCTGGGGATAGGGTCAAGATGCAATCGCCCCTCGGTAGTCAACGCATACCGACGAGGCTTTTGCACACGGTCACTAAGGTTACGAAACGACATGCCTGTCAACGGCTCCTTGTCGAGCGTCACCCAATAAAGGTGGTGCAGCGCCGTATCAGTAGGCAAATCAAGATAGACCTCGCGAAGATTAGCAATGACGGCAAGACCATCGGTCGTATGGCGCCACGCCTCGCTGTCACGACAAAACTGCCGAGTAGCACGTGAAATAGCTCGCTCAGCCGTCATATCAGGACAGCCTGGAGTTGCTACCAGGACATCCCCTAAGAGCAATTCATCAAGCGCCAGCATTTGCTAGGCTCCCAACACGGTCGCGAGTAACCCGGAACCCGGCATTAGACGCTGACTGATCCTGCTCGCGAGCGGACTTGATGCCCAGAGAATTGGCAAACGCCGAGAAGTGAAAGCCAGCCCGATCCATGTTCTCGGCAAAGCTGGCGTCCTTGGAGTATGCACGGTAGAGCACGTAGTCAAGAACCGCGTTGCCATAAATATCAGGAAGCGGCAAATCCATGGCATAGTCAGTGAGAGAAAGACCAGTAGCTGCCACAGGCGTGGGAGACTGAGAGATCAAGGCCTCGACCTTCCCGGTACCATCGCTCGCCGGATAGACGTAGAACGACGTGGGATCAGTCTCGTCGAAGATGAAATGCTTGACTTGAATCTCGGGCGGCACAACAGACTCGTCGTGCCAGTCAGGATGCTGAGTATCCAACACGTCCCGGTTAATAAGACGAATGGCCCGTTTGCCGATGCGGTTGCCGTCGGTACTAGCCGACTCCAAATTACGAACAACACGAAGAAGCATTAACGCACCGACAGGGATTGTCTGACGAGTACCCGTCACCAGATCCAGAACGGCGCTACTGGAAGAGGCAGACGGCTTTTGCAGTGCTACCTCGCGCATGGCGTCATTTAACCAACCTGCCAACTCGGGCAACGGCCAACGAACGCCGGTATTGTCCTGGATGAGCGTTTGAGCCCGCTCAAGAATCTCACTCGCCTGCACAGCCATACATCACCTCACTCGTTGACCGCATCGATCGTCGCCATGGCAGCGTCGCGATCATCGACATCGATATTAAAACCAACCTCTTTTTCCAAAGCGCTAATTCGGATAGAGCCGGAAGCCGTAAAGTCGCCTTTGCTGCCACGATCCATAATAGCGCGAATAGAAGAAGCAATCTGCCCTATATTGGATTTTTCTGACGCTTGCACCGGTTCGCTTTGGGAACCGCGTGGTGTTGTATCGCCATCCGCATAGGCAGTGATGCCTTTGCCGATAGCTACATTGACCAAGGAGGAACGCAAAGGCCGAGGAACACCGGCACGAAACAGTGCCGATGGACCCCGACCGTTGACAATCACTACGTCCCGGCTGGAAATGTAGAGCTTGTGTTGCTCAGACATATCTATGCTCCAAAAAGGGGCGGCGGGTTACCACCGCCCAAAGCCAGCCCTGCCGGGTGATTAGGCGTATACAGAAAGCGCTGTATCGATGGTCACTACACCGAAGTTTTCCTTCGTAGAGTAGTAGGCCGGGTTGCCCTCGAACTGCGGGTTCAGGAAACCAAGAATCTTGGAAATCGAGATGCCCACCTCGTTCTCGTAGTCGAACTCGTCTTCGACCCATTCAGCAGGGCCAATATCGGCCATACCCAGCGCCTGAGCACCACAGAACAGGACCCGCTGACCAATGTCAGCGCCAGAGGCTACGCCAAAACGGTCGGGCGCAGACGCCTGCTCGTTAGAGAAGACGTGGCGGAACTCATGGACGATCATGCCGTCAACCATAACGCTTGAAGCGCCGGAGAACAGAGAGTTCTTGTCACCACGCACACCAGCGTTACGAATGTTAGCCAAGAAGTCAGAATCGAGGCGAAGGTCCGCCATACCCTGGGGAGTCACGAACACCATGAACAGCTCTTCCCCACCCTTGCCGCGAAGGGGCTTGAGATAACTGTCCTTGGCGGCAGCCTTGGCACGAACCAGCGACTTGTAAGTCAGGGTAGTGAGCGCGCCGTCAGCCGCATCGTAGCCAGTACCGGACGCCAAGCCACCGGCAGTATCCAGATAGAACGAGCGGTTAGCGGTTGGGGCCACAGTCCCAGCGTCAGGAGCAAACTCCAGATCGTTAAGGACAGTGGAGGTACGAGTGGAACCATTGGTGTTGAGCGTATAGGGAAGACTGGACAGCGTCAGGAAAGCGAGCTGGTCAATGCGATCACCAAGCCAATAGGCAAGCTTATCGCGTGATTGACGACGGAAGTTCACGATGGACTTCTGATCCGCCATGCGACCTTCTATGCGGTTAGCGTTGCGCATCTGGTCAATCTGAATGACGGTATCGAAGGACTTGAGTTCTTCCTCGTTGCCTTCCAAGGTGTTGTCCCCAACAACACCATCACCGACCATGTCAGCAACCAAGGTAAGAACGGCGCGGGCGCCTTTCTTGTCCTTGCGGAGCTCAGTGATGTGGTGAATCATGGAGTTATCGGACTTGCCGAGGAAACGGTTGGTGAAAGAGTTATTTCGGGCATGCGCCCAGAAATCCATCCCCCAAGCCGTTTTCTGCTCGGTAGTCAGAAGGGAAAAATTAGTAGTAGCCATTTTAGCCTCGCTGCTTTCCGCGAAGGCCGCTCAAACAGTCAGCCACACGCAGAGATAGTGTAAATAGTCATATCGTCGTATCCGTGTCGGGGATGGCCGTGGGCTTCACGTTGATAACGGGTGCGACCCGACTCCGTGTCGTGGAGTAATCGATAACGTAATACTGGCACAACAAAACGTATTATGCAAGCAAACAAAAAAGCCCCCGGCTTTTAGTCGGGGGCCAGGTCCATTGTCGCTGGAGGACATACGCTGCTCACCACCACCAAGAGGAGAGCAAGACAATACTCGCACCCCATATAGCGGGTGTCAAACGTCATCGCCGAGTAGGCGAGAGCGGACAGAGTCTGGGAGTGCTGCCCAGTCATCGACGCTGATGTTATCAATGTCGACGGAATTGGCACTATCTTCTGTCCCGCCTTGCTGACCGTCAGCGGACGGTGGCGCCCGACGAGCGGCATCAACCTTCTTGCGAGTGGACTGCTTCTGGGTCTCCTTGGCCATATCCGCTTTTTTCTCACCCCGCTTCTCACCAGCGGGCTTGGCAGAGGTAGGTTGCGCCAGACCATGAATCGCAGCTACCGCATCGGCCGATTTCTGGGTCGCTTCGCCGCGGGTAAACCCTTGATCGAAATACATCTTCTGGAAACCGACGGCCTCTTGGGATAACGACTCATCGAACGCATCACTGTTCTCGTCAAGCGCCGGGTACTTCTCGATAATGCTTTCCAGCGTCATCTCGAATGAAATCTGATCCCGAACGTCCTGCGCGATCTTGTTGGAATCGATCTTGCCCTCAGTCCCTTCGCCAACGGCCTGTTGGCCTTGGCGAATCGATGCAAAGACCTCGGACTGGAGCCTGGACGCCTTCTCGGTATCACCATCGATAATAGCCGTGTTGGCCTCAGACATCTTGGCCTGCAACTGCTCATCGCTGAGCGTAGTTGCATCGCGCTCTTGGCGTTGGCGGGACGTCTCCGATTCCTGCAACTTGGCTTGTGCTTCCCCCAACTTGCGCTCGGCCGCACGCAACTGCGCAGTGCGCTGGTCAAAGCGGGACTTCGGGATAGCGGGTTCTTTGACATTTGGCGTGGGCTCTTCGACTTCGAGCTCCTCTTCCTCCCCCTCCGTGGTCTTAGTCTCATCACCCTTACCCGACTCACCCTCAGTTTCGGACTCTTCCTCCCCCTCCGTGGTCTTGGTCTCATCACCCTCAGTTTCGGACTCCTCCTCATTCTTTGGAGGCTCTTCGAGCTCGAGCTCTGAGTCAGTTTCGGAAGTCTCGCCTTCGATGTTATCCCCGAAGTCCAAGTTACCTAAAGAATCGACCGGGTTGTCAGCATCGATCAGTTCCCCCAGATCGTAGTCGTCTTTCTCGGCAGTTGCTTTTGTAGCCATGGTGGCTCCTTAATTTGCTGGCTTGTCGCGGGAGGCTTGGGCGGCAGCCAATTGTGTTTCGCCCTGGAACCGCGTTGTGGCCAACTGCGCGGCAGTTCGCAGTTGAGAGTCCTGCTGGCGAGTCCGGGCGGTAAGCCCAGCAAGCCGCAGGCGAGCGGAGAGCTCCTCGCGCTTGAGGGCAATCTCTGCCTCCAGGCGGTCTTGATCCAAGGAAAGCTCTGGTGAATCCCTGCCCCCGGCAGTCTTCTCGGCCTGGGCCAAGTCTTTGGTAGCACTGGCTCGGGCCTGCTCTGCCTGGGCAGTGAGCTTGTCGATATCGCCCTCGACCTTGGCAATCTCGAGCTCCTGCGTCTTCTGTTGGAGCTCCATCTCTTCTTGGGTGGGCTCGGCTTGGCCGATAAGCTTCTGAATACGATCGGCAAGCTCTTCCCGATCGGTCAAGTTCGAACGACGCAGGATGGCATCATCCGGAATGGCGATGCCAGTACTGCGAAGCTCGATCATCTGAGCGAACTCGTCCTCGTCAACATTGTCGCGTGTCGGCAGAGTAGTGATGGCCACGTCATACTTACCCGCCGCCACGTTATTAAGAATCTCGCCCATAGCACTGACCTCGTTGATCGTCAGGTCCTCTACCTTACCCTCCTCCTCCGGGGCATCGGGGTGAACGATGACCAGCGTGCGCTGCTCGGTATAAAAGTCCTGGATCAGCTCGAGCATCTTGCGACCCACGAGGCGACGACTGTACTCCAAGTGCTTGAACGGCTGGGCCATCTGAACCTGGCCCCGCTGTGTTTTACGCTCAAGCGCGACGCCAGAGACCTCGGGGCTAGACATGCCAAGCATGCCATCGTTGACGCCGCTGATCTCACGGATGGAAGCGCCGGTCTTATCGCTAATGCGATCAAGACCGGTAGGCACGGTATTGGGAGTGATCTTCGCGGGAGCCGCGGAGTTACGAGCATACACAAGATGCAGGCCGGTCTCGGCGCCCTTCTCGCTAAGCTCGTCCTCGGTCATGTTGACCAGCGAGCCCTCTTCGGTAAGCCAACCGCTATTCGCCGTAGTATTGACGATATGCAGCTCTTGCGACCGAGCCTTGTTGTAGAACTCCTGCGGATTGAGCAGATTACGCACAACGCCGAAGGGCTTGCCACGACGGAAGTAGGGAAAATAAGGAACAATGGTAAACGTACGGTAGAGCGACCAATCGTCATACAAGACCACGTGGTCCGCGGTAACTGTCCAGCGTACCTTGCGCCCGGAACGCTCCATGATCTCGACGCCGTACTTAGCCGCCAGCACTTGCGCCTCTTCGCGCCCCATTTGCTGAGGCACTTCACGCAAGTCGCCCGTTTCCGGATCGACCAGCACCAGCTCCTTTACCCACTGAAAGTGCTGGCGCTCTATGACACGGACAGACTTGATCGTCCTGTCGTCGATGTAGGTGTCAGAATGCGTGGAGGGGCTGTCGAAGTTCTCACCGCCAAAGCGGCCAGTGCCAAAACGAACCGAGTCATACGCATAGTAGTCACCGCCGGCGACAGTAGACTGCAGCTTGTCGGCCTTTTTCTGACCGTACTTGGTCTTGATCTCGTCCAGTGACATCCAGGACGTGACCATTATCTCGTTCCAGGTAGACGGGTCATAATCTTTCGCTTCCGGGTCGATCATGACCATCAATGGGTCGAGATGCTTGATCGAAACGTCACCGAGCACATTCTTGTCAAAATCGATACGGACGTCAAAGAACCCGCGGTCCTGGATCACGCCGTCAGAGAACACGAAGTTCTCGATAAAGTGATAGTCGGTCGCCTGCATGATCAACTGCGAGACCTTGGAAAGCGCCTTACCACCTTGCCACGTACCGTCACGCGTTGGCTGAAAAGCAATCTGCGCTGCCCGGTTAGCCTGCTCGCCAAGCATCGTATTGACGGTAGAAAGCACCAAGTTGAAGGTCATGGCGGGGCGGCCCTCATCCTCTAGCTTCTTGCGATCTTTCTCGGACCACTGCTCCCCCCAATAAAAGTCATCGCACTTCTTCGCCATGGCGACATACTCGCTGTGACCGTTGTCACGGGCTCGAGTGTAATGTGACCATTGCCGATTAGCGACGTGCGTCTCGTCGCTGGTATCAATATCAATCGCCAATTCGGCCATTGGTTACTCCTAAGAAGTCATGGCGGTACGCTGGTTCGCACTACGAATAGTCTTGGACAGTTTATCACGCCAAGAGGGCAAAGGGGGAACCTTAGCTTCACGGGTTGAAGTATACATCATAAGCATCTGCCCGATCCAGGCCATAGCGTCGACACCATCATCGTGCTTACCGTTAGGGAAACGGATCATTTCTGCCACAAGCCCCATCGTTTTGTCGCAATGCCTACGGAAGTACACCCTATGTTGCTGCATACGCGCTTGAATAGCACGCGCGCGAGCAACTTTATCTTGTCGACCCGGTTTCAGCTCCTGGGTAGGCATCATGACCTTCTCCTCTCGGCACCGCTTCTCGAGTATAGGCCCCATGGTCATCAAAATATGGCCTCGCTCGATCCCGACCAAGAGGGACTTCCACACGCGCTGCATTTGCAGCATCTTCTCGATGATCTCAAGCGTGCCCCAGTGCCCGCGCTGCACGTCGACCACCCAGATATTGTCCTTGCGATCAATGCCGACCGTAATACCGACCGTGAAGTCATTCACTTCCTTCTGCCCGATAGCCAAGTCCCATGCCGTGTAGAAATTCATCTCCTCAAGTGGCGGTAACTCCTCGGGTGAGAACATCTGAAAGTCGTCACGCTTGAAGTAGTCGCCCTCATCTGCAACAGGGTTCTGCTGATAAAGTGCCGACCAGTCACGCGGGCCAATAGCTCGTTTGATACGGGCCAGTGCTTTGGACGGATAGCGACCATCATCAAGCGCGTCACCCTCTTTACGAAACAGCTCATCAAACTCGGCAACCGCGGGGTAGCTGACCACTTTCCACTCATCGCCCTCACCCTTGTCGGCCTGCGCAAGCAACCAACCCGCCAAGTCTGAATCATGCCAGCGGGTCATAATTATGAGCGCCCCACCGCCTGGCGAAAGACGCGTGTAGGCGGTCGACGTGTACCAATCCTTAATAGCCCGCCGGGTAGTCGCCGACTCGGCCTCCTCGCGGTTCTTCACCGGGTCATCAATTATAAGACAGTGTGCCCCCTTTCCTGTGATTGGACCTCCTACGCCACTCGCTGTATACCCACCTCCTTGACCCAAGTTCCATTGCTCCACAGACTGGCTATCTTTGGTCATTTCGACGCCAGGGAAAACCGTTTGATAGCTAGGGTCACGCAGCAAGCCGCGGACTTTACGTGAAAAGTCATTAGCAAGGCTGCCGGAGTACGAACATCCAATAATTTCGTGCTTAGGGTTACGGCCCAAGTGCCATGCGGGGAATATTCTCGATGCCAGCTCACTTTTACCGTGCCGAGGAGGCATAAAAAGCATCAACCGTGGACTCTCACCCGCCACCACGGCATTACTGAACCACTCCAAATGTTCACAGATATCCTTGTGGACCCACCCCGCCACATAATCCGGGTTCGCACGCAAGACAAGCGGCAAAAGGCGCTGGGAACAAAGCTTCCGGCGAGCCAACTCGGCCCTTGCCGCGTCTTGTGCGTTAAACGACTCTGCAGAATTAGCCTTTGCCGCCTGTTCTTCGGCAATCTTCCGCTCCGCTACCCACGTCTCACGATGGAGCGAGCGACGACGTTGGCGCTGCTCCTCTACTCGGCGTTCGGCGAGCTCATCAGCGGTCTCTTTCGACTTTTCCTTGGCCTCTTTGCCGTTTTTACCGGCACGGCAATAGATACAAGTCCCGGACTCATTGACAAGTGTCGCTGGATGGGACTGCTCACAAACAACACAAAGCGTCGTCGTGACCCTACGCCGTTCCTCCATCCTCTGCTTCGTCGTCAGCGCCTTCGGTGTGCTCTCCATCTACTATATCTCCAGGTCGTAAAGAATCCATGCCAATCGCCGCATACTGAAGCAACTGACGAGTATTGAGCTGTTCCAACTGCTTTGCGTTAACCGGCACGTGCCGATCCTCGTCAGTTATGTCAAGCAGCTTGTGCAACTTTACCAGAGAATCCGTGGCACGAGTCATTTCAGCACTGGTTCCCGCACAGTGATACGAGTTCATGTACATCTGGTGCGCTTGTTCCATGCTGAACTGCACACGGGGTAAAACCTTGCTGGAAAACTCTTCCGTATAGTGTTGGAAGTGCTCCTGAACAGCGGGCTGGTGTTCCCAATTATTACCGGTCCCTGGGGCAACGCCGGCCTCCCTTGCGGCAGCCGTCTGGTTCATCCCCCCAACACGCGCGGCGACATAGTAACGCTGTTGGGACGTGATTTTTGGCAACTGCAATGTGCCGAGGTGCACATCGGTCTTCATACTATTGAGATTTGCCTCCACGACATCGGGAGTAGCTTTGAATGACATGTCATACCCCTCTGAAATTTATATAAATGATACCAGAAAAATTTTTTGGGGTTTGGGTTTTTGACGAGAGGCACGGTATGAGGTTTTTGACGAGAGGCACGAGATTTTTGACGAGAGACACGAGATTTTTGACGAGAGGCACGAGACGAGAGGCACGAGACGAGAGGCACGAGACGAGAGGCACGAGACGAGAGGCACGAGACGAGAGGCACGAGACGAGAGGCACGAGACGAGAGGCACGAGACGAGAGGCACGAGACGA